TACACTTCGACAGTATAATCTTTACGTCTAAAATGACTACAACGTGGATTGCATTTTGACGCCAGTATTGGGTCATTGCAACCATATTGATAGCCAGCATTATAAACTGCTTCAACTTTTTCCAGAATCACATTTTCTTCTAATTGACCTTGATTCCAGTGAATAACTGCAGCTTTACACGCATCTGATGGTATACCATTACGTCTGAAGTGTGATGCTATTCGTAGAATTACATTGTTTCTGTTACCTGCTTTAGGACCATCTTTATAGATATCCTGAATACAACTAACGACATTCCGAGGTTCTACGACATTTTGTAGTGCACGTATATTGGGTACTTCTGTGACAATATAATTACTTAACTCTTTTTCTGCCCATAATATATGATATGGGAATGTGAGCCTACGCTCTTTAGAAAGTTTTATAATGTCTGCAGCATCCAACTTTTGTACTTCATCTACTGTTAGAGGTATCTTAAATCGATTTTCCTTGGTATTTAAAGTATGTGGTAACCTTATAATAGAATTTCGACTATAGACACTTAAATCGATGTCATCAAACATACTTTTCATAGTTTGTTTTACGACAAAGGGTAAATCTTTTGATTTCTTAAAATCAAATAATTCATTGGTGAGCATTATATGATAACCTGTACCAGAGAAATAAAGTTGTAAAGCATCATTACTTACTTCATATTCTTCCCTTAGGTTGAATAATACTCCTCTTAATACATCAAGGGTCCATTCATCAGTGTTTTGACCTTTATCAATGTCAATGGGAATTTTATCGATACTCCGTGGACCAAAATAGTCCTTAAGAGTACCATTAAGCTTCACATATTCTAAGCCTTCATCATCGTAAAGATAAACACTTCTATAAATGGCTTGCTTCTTACCCTCATCAAAGACGAAGGTAGACAAATCTTCTTGCTTAACCAGTAGCCCTCGTCTCCGAGGGCTACCGACAGCTATTTCACTCCACACCTAAAATGGCGTAGAAGTATTACCGAAAGAAGACTGTTTCGGAGAAACCGATTTAGTTTGTGTTGCTTTGCTCGCATCATATTCCTTGATAAATCCTTTGCTCTTCATAAATTGAACATAAGATTCAAGGTCTACTTTGCCATCAGAATCATTTTTTACTAATTTAGGGCATACACGTGTCCATGCTTTTTGGTCTTGTTCTGACCATTCTTTATAGACAAATGCATAATACACCTTTTTTGGTTCTGAAGTTAATGGATTTCCTTGGTGTGCATATACGTTATTTAGGTGTTCTACTAATTTATCAGTATCACCTATTTGTTTATCATCACCATCTTCGTAACTACCATCAAGTGTTGGACCGCCAGTGAAACCAATAGCATCAAAAAGATAATACTGTTTTCTTAACAGAGAACAGTCCTTAATGTTACCATTGGGTTCTTTTTCATATGAACCGGATAATCTCATAACAACAGGAAAACTCCCATTGCCTTGTAAATTAACATCGATACATACATCTGCCCAGTCATACTTTGAGGTATGGTCAACAAAATCAATTATACCAACTTCTTGAAAGCCAAGAAATGATTTTCCTTGAGTTGTTTCGGGTCTGAATTTAGCCATACTTATTCCTCTCTATACGTTAGGATTTCGTTTTGTACTGACTCATAATTAAACGGTAATCTCTTGTGGGCTAAAGGTTTTAATCTACTGCCAACAGTCCTTTCATCGTAATTGATGAAGGATATCATATGTTCAGTATCATCTCCATCTCCTTGACGCTGAACTGTAGCATAGCCAATTACATCAGCTTTTGCAGTTAGTGCATAGCCAAGACCACGAGGTAATTCGGGTGCTAATTGCACCTTACCGTCTTGTATTTGAGTACTTTTTGCATGGCTAATCATAATTAAATAACCGCCATGCTTTTTGATGAGTGCTTGGAATCTCTTGATTAAATCAAGGTTTTTACGCTTTGCTTGACCCCAATCAGCACCCCATTGTCCTTCACCCATTGCATTGATGTTCAATTCATCACATACTATTTCTTCTATCCATTTATTACAGACATCAATAGTATCTATCGCAATGGTATCGTAGGGTAATTCCTGCCATTTTTCTTCCAGCCACATGTAAATTTCAGCTAAAGAATGTGTTTCTGCAGGTTTACCTTTGTTAGGTCCAGACCTTTGGAAATAACCACGTTCTGAAGGTGGTACTAATTCATACTGTTCTTTACCATCTTTTATCACCTTTTTCCCATCTTTTTCAATGGGTCTCATAGGTGGATTCAAGCTTGTAACAGTAACATAATTAGCACCATCAACGAAGTCAGCTCCGAGGTCTGTATCTATTAACAGGACACCACTTTGTCCTTTAGGGCTCCACGATGCTGCAGCAGTAGTTTTGCCAGATTTAGGTTGACCTATTATGTAATAAGTCAACCCTCCCGGCATATCACTCCAGTCCGTAGATACCTTCTGTACTTTGATTTCCATCCGGTATTACTCCTATTGTTAATTTGTGTTCACTTGGTATTTTCAAGCCTTCTTTCTTAACCGATAAAGGAAGAAGCCCTACCCAAATATACGAATAATATGGTTTCCGTTCAAGTAAATTAAACACTTGAGACAGACCCAAACCAGCCACAATAGCAGATGTGAAGATAGTATGTTTCATTGTACATTCTTCTTCTGTCATTTTATGGTCTGGTAACCATGAGTTCATAAACTCGTCATTTTCAGGTGTAACAGTGATAATTTCCATAGCCAGTGCTCCCATACGTAAATCTATTAAAAATTCACGATTAGGGTTCATTGACCATTGTTTGTAAATGTCTTTACGGGTACCCATGTTATCCGGGCACATTATCACTTTGGTACTCATTTCCTTGCCCATTATGAATGCATTATCTTCAAAATCAGCATTACCTTGAAAAGATTCTACTGTATGAGACGCTGCTTCAGCTTTAGACATACCAAGGTACTTATGTTCATATACACAAGTACTTAAATTGTGTTCTTCAAGAATATCGTAATCATATCCAAGTAATTTATCAAAACCCATGATACTGGCATAGGTGACAACGGAAGAACCGATGCCACCTAATCCAATAATCATTAATTCATCAAGTTTAGATTGATTAATGAGACCCTTGTTACGAAGAAATCTATTAGTATCCGCCATACAAATCGTATCCTCCGCCGTTAATAACATCCATAGGATTTACACTGTACTTTGCACATTCATCTTTAAACTCTACATAAGTCATCTTCCTTGATGAATATTTTTCAGCAACTTCTTCCAGATGTTCTACTTCTTTATCTTTAAGCTGTGTAATTGGCTTATATGTCTCTCCCCACTTCTGAATAGCTATTTGTTGAGGATTATATAAGACACCATGGGGACTTACGTAACCATTTTTCTGCCATTTTGGCTTTGGCTTTTCGTTAGATTTAGCCATCTGTTCACACTGTGCTTTCCATTCAGGTTTGACCTTAACAGCAGGAATATGAATTTCTTCAGTTTCTATCCATTGTGGAAATCCATATTGGTCTCTATAGGAAACTGCAAAAGCATATTCAGTTTTGCTTGTTGCAACTACAAGACTTGGATAAAATCCTGTTTCCGGTCCCATTTTACATAGGGTTTCTTCATCACTACTACTAAAATATGCACCCATATTATGATGCGAATGTATCAGTCCCATATAACACGTTTTCAAGCTTGGGAAAGCTTTATATGTATCTGGGAGAATTTTCGCAACATCTTCAGCTTCAAATTCTGTAGCAGCGGTACTTCCTAAGTCCAGCGGATGGAAATGTTTCAATTCAAATACTTCTGGGAATGTATTCTTTTTACCTGTTGCTTTAAACCAAGCAGGTCCAGACCATTCTTTAGAACTGAAGTATTTGCTGAAATATTCTATCTTCTGTACTATCTGTTTCGAGAGTTCTAATCTCATTTATTATCTCCTTTCTTCGAGATTTGTTATCTGCCAATGCCATATAGCAACATTGTTGTTGGGCTGCTTTTAATACATTTATAACTCGTTTATGTCCCCAACTATCACCATACATTTTTCTTGGATTTAACTTCGTTAAAACTTCACTATATGTCATGTCAAAGCTTATGCTCCAATAATCAACAAAGGCTGTTCTTAAGTTTTGACGACTTCTGTCAGGGTCAGACCCTTTACAGTATTCTCCCCA